AGCTGGGGTCGTTGTAAACACAACCGTTGCTCCTAAAGCGGGGGCGGCAGGCGGGACGGGGAGCTATCTCAATTCTTAGTTGAATACAGTTACCAAGTAGCGTTAGTGGCTCATCCTTTACTTCTGTCATTCTTTGACTATCCATCCCAGTGCCTCCGCGATAATCGGAAACTTAGCGCAAAAAATCTTCTTTATTTCTACGGCTACTTCACGGTGCTCCGCTTGAGTGTCGGGTTGAGTTCGCACCTGAATGTAATGCAGGAATGACCGCAATGAGCCGGCCATGTACACCGTCGTTGGGGTACAGACCGGGAGCACACGACGAGCTGTCTCTTTGGCAACTCCAGCTTCTAATAGCTTCTCGTAGGTGTCGTAGGCGAGGTCGATGCACTGCGTAGCTACCTCCTGAGCACAAGCCTGTTCCTCGCGGGTTAGGTCATCGAAACTGTTCTGCCTGTTTTTGATGTCTTGGCGGCGAAAGTGAGGGGGCTCGGCCTTTGCGGTTTTGGCGTACCGGCAGGAGAACTGTTGGAAGGCAAAGGAACGATGCCTGCAGATCTGGGCCGCCACATCGAGAGTGGTTTCGACGCGGACGCACATGAATGCAAGCTCGAACGGGCTCCAGTGCTTGTGCTCCACCAAATACCGCAGGAGCTTGGGGCCTGTATCCCAATTGCCCTCGTTCGCCTGATTGGAGACGCGGGCGCACCTGACGATCAGGCGTTCAGCCTCGGCGGTGCTATGTACCAAGGTGACGGGGCGATCAAGTGCGACGCCGCCATCCTCGGGACAAATCTTCAGGCCAGGGAGAGTGCTCATTTGTTCAGGGGATTGAGGCGCATCTGCAGCACGGATTGGTCAATCACGCTGCTGTTATCAAATTTGACGGCGTAGCTGGGGTAGAACCCATTCCGTTGCTCCTTCCAAGTCAGGCCGACGATGGTGCCTGTCCTCGGCGCACCGAAGTTGACCATTGCCGAGCCGTTTTGTCGGCGGTAGACTCGCTGGCCTACCTGATACAAGTGGCCGATAATGTTCATGTCTTTCTCGCCATATTCCCCCTGAGGAGCTTTTTGGCTATAGCCTTCTTGAGAGGTCACGTTTCCTGATGCAGACGGAACAGAGGAGTTACGACTACGTCGACGGTCAGGGGCAGCGGGTGCGGCTAAGCGTCGGTTTCCTCGATGCTGGAGGCGGATTGACTGTGGAGGTCAAGGAGAGCTGCTCCCAGCAGCCACTGCCTCGCGCTCTTCAGCCCGATCCTGCCCTGGAGGACTTGGAACATCCCCGCATGATTGCGTAGGTATTTCACATGCGTGATGTCCGCCGCTGTCGCTGTCTGTGTGGCAGTAACAAGTTGAGAGAGGGTTATCGGCATAGCGTTCGTTTGCCCGGGCTAGAGCGCTGACAACTTCGTCGACGTGCGTTTCGTAGAAAAAAGCCATTTGGTCCACCGAAAACTTGTGCTGTTCATCCAGCATGTCAATAAGAAAAAAGTCGGCGATGCGTCGGCTCATTGTTAACTATGCCACATGGGAATTGGAGGGCATCGGAATGTTGGACGGCAACTTATGCTTGTCGTGCCAGTCTTCCAGCTTTTCCAGGAAGTGGCAGTAAAGCTGGTTGATATCGTTTCGGCCTAGCTCATGGACTTGGCAGACGCGGTTGGGCATCGCGACGGCAATTAGGCCCCGCTTGACACACAATCCCTCTTTTCTGTAGGTGAAGTTGGCGGCCTTGATGTATGCCGCAACCTGCAACTCGTAGCTGTACAGTTTGGAGCCTTCGACTGGCTTGTTGGCTGTTTTGAAGTCGATCAGTGTCGGCTGATCACTGTCGTCTGGCATGTACCCAATGCAGTCGCAGGCGCCGGCGTAGTTATCGCTGTTCCAGATTGCGCCTTCGATAAGCAGGGTGTGGTCGATGCTTTCTAGGAATGGGCGAAGGGAGTTGTAAAAAGGCTGGTAACTGAAGTGAAATTCTGGGTCTTCGTTTGTGGTGAGGAAGTGTTCGGCGGAGTCGTGGGTCCAGGTACCTCGGGCCGAGGCGCGATTAAGAATTTCGTTAGCCTTGCTTTCCCCTTTCCACTGGCGCCAGCCGTCAAACTTACTGTCGTCTCTCAGAACTGTTGTCACACTTGGCTTTAGCCCAAGCGGTGTCGCATAGAGTCTGTGCCCGTTATAAACGGTTCTGACAGCCTCGTATTTTGGAACTGCTCTTACACGCATATTTTCACCACTCAAACCAGCCTGTTGCTATGTACTTCGTGTTGCTTAGTGGTGGATTTCCCCTGTGGATGTGCGTGAACGAGGCGGGTGCCAACAGGACCCTTCCTTCTTTCGGGGCTATTCGGCGGGCTTGGTGTAAAAACTCTGTTTCACCGCCTTCGTCTACATCGTTCAGGTAAGCGATGTAAAACATAAACTTGTGCGCTGACTGCCGGCTACCCTGTTCGCAGTGCCAGACGTGATAACCCTGGCCTGGTGAGGTTCTTTGCAACTTTACACAATTTAGGTGTGTGGGCTCAATACCAATAAAGCCGCCTCCACATTCTGTTGAGTAATAGTCAAAACAGCTTTTTAAGTGCATGCATAGCCTTTCTGCCGTACCTCCATCTGTAAATATCCAGGGTTCATCGGGTGAGTTGTAATCGACCGAGTCGTCATCGATTAGCATCCCCGGTTTTGCCAGCTTTCGACTGAATGCAAGTCTTTGTCCGTAATTCATTTCGAATTCCCTAATCATCAGCGTGCATAGATCAGGAGGCAGTGCCTCATCGAATACACCTATGAAGTCACTGAGATCAGGTTTTGTCATGTGCTGTTCGCTTACGGAGAAGGGGGCCGAAGCCCCCACATCTAGCTTTGGTTATTAGTTAGCAGCCTTGCCGAAGACTTCTTCGCTGGGAGCGCTCATGCAGTAAGCACGAAGGTCGCAGATGAACCCTTGATAGGCGTCCAAGATCTCGTCCGTGGTTTCTTCGGGAGGCAAAGCGATGAGGGTGTGCACCGTGTCGTTAAGGCCGACGCCCTTACGGGACCACTCGATGTCGTAACCGCGAGGATCGCCGTAGCGAGGGTTCTCGCAGAACTTTTCGAACTGCTCGCGGATCGAGACCTGAGTGAAGTTCCAGATCTGAAAGCGGCTCTCTGAGTAGTTGTAGACCACCATGGCTACGAAGGTCTTCAAGATCGGTGTGCCGTCCTTCCGCACCTGAGAGGTCTCGGGGATCTCTTCGGCCGGGGGCTCGTCGAAGCCGGCTTCATTGAGCGCCTCGGCATCCCAACGCATAACGGAACGCTTCTCCTGGCCATCGATAGTCTCGGTGTACCAGCACTCCCAGCCCCAGCGGCAGGGAGACATAACGCGAAACTCGACCTTCTCACCATCCTTCGGGGTGGTGAGGTAGTTGCCAGCAGAAGCGGCGCGGTCAAGGGCTGCTTGCTTTTCCTTCTCCAGGCGTGTTCGGAGAGCTGTTGGCAGAAAGCTGTTGGTTTTTGCCGGAGGGTTGGTGGAGCGGGGGCGTGTTGTGACTGTCATTAGTTGATGGAGCAATGATGAGGGTGAGAGCTTCCAACTGGCGTAAAAGGCGCTCCAAACCTTCCGAAGGGGATAGGCTGTTGCGCTCTGCTAGTCCAGACAGGAATGAGAAGGCGTGATCTGTAAGCCAGAGGGTCCTTCGTCGCTTCGCCTCGCCATACTGCCGTTGGGGCATAGGGCGGATGCGAATGCCGCCATCGTAATTCGGACAGAGCTAGGTGGCAACCCTAAACGGATAAATCAGTATTTCTTAAGCAACTCTTCTATTAGCTCGGGGACTGTGCGGCGGTATTCGAAGACCTTGGCCAGCATTTTTGCCAGGTCGGTTAGGCGAGCTTGCAGGTCTTCAGGGCTCCATACCCCCTGGCCCACGATCACGTTTCGCATTTCGGCTCGGATCTCTGGGTCAGTCGAGTATCTATCAGCTACCCGGTGAAGGTCATCAATCAAGTCCCATTTGTTCTGCACCATCATTCGGCGGATGATCCGGCCGGCGTTGTCACTGATGATGTTGGCTTGGTTCTCGTTGAAATCGACGACGTTCAGATCGATTGGCACCGGCTGTAACCCGGTGAACACTTCAAGCATGTAGCCGAGGGTTGCAGGACCGCCCTCTGAGTCCCGCATGATTTCGGCGCGCTCGACTAGGGGGGCAAGGTTTCCAAAGGTGATGCCGGAGCTGCGGCTGTTCTGAAAGTCGTCGATGGCTCTCCAGAGGTATTCCAGGGCTACGAAGCTCCGAGGGCCGGGGCTTTTCAGGCGGGCGGAACGTAGCCCAGCGATTTGGCTGCTGTGCAGGAATGCTTTGTCTCCGGTGACGTACTTACAGAGTCCGACAAGGGTTGGATGCGACCACCCGTTGCTGTCCATTACCCGGCAAAACCAGCGAGAAAAGCTGATGGCACCTTGATCCAGGTGCTCTTCGAGCTCCATCCTGTCAGGTCTTCCAGACATGGCTAGGGCGATCATGTTAAGCGAAAACGGTGACCCAAACGCATTTTCAAGTCCAGACAAGAAGAAGGCAACCAAGCATTTAGGTTACTTAACTGAGACGCAATGCAGGAATGGACAGGGTCCGTACCATGACCTAGTAAGGATTGAGTTTTTATGTTCGGGCCAAACCTGGCTGCCATTGAGCAGCTCCGGCGGGAGATGCTGCCGCCTGACTGGAAGTGGGTGCTCGTGAGGGGGAA